GATGGCCGCTTCCAGCAGGGTGAAGCCGATCAAGGCCGCCCACAAATGGCCGCTGCTGGCCAGTAACACCGCCGCGCCTAATCCGGCGAAGTAGAATAAAAACCGATTTCTTTTGCTCATAAAACTTTGAAACTTTGCCCGAAACTTATTTTGGGCTTCTTCGTCAGCGTTTATGCGGTGAGCGGCTCTCGATGATTTCCTTGGATTTCTCCGCCCAGAACGCTCCGGCCTCCCGTGGATTGCTGGCTAGCAGACGTTGATACTTTGTCCAGGCCGTCTCCTGTTGCGCGCCGGGCGTTTCGCTGGCGCCGGCTGCCGGCAATTGCTCCGTGCTGATGCCCTGCGAGGCCAGCGTGTCGTTGGCCCGTTTCTTCTCGGCGGCAACTTGCGCTGTCAGTGTGGCAATTTCCCCATTCCTGGCGGTCAATTTCCCCTGCAGATCGGTGAGCTTAACGTTCAACGCATCACGCTCGGCGATGGCATCCGTGGCGGCTTTCTTGCAGGTCAAGACCTCGGCCTCGAGCGCCTGGATACGCGCTTTGACGGTTTCGAGTTCCTTGGTTGCGGCCAGATCGGCTTCCACCTTTTCGGCGAATCCCAACATCCTTGCGATGAATTGCGGTAGCTGCATAATTCTAAGCAGTCCCGCCTGTCAACGCGCAGCCTGAAAATAACTCCTGTTGGGCGGGCTTGCGGCCCGGCAGCCATTGGATCCGCTTCACCTCATAAAGCGCCCCCCAAACCTCCAGGCGCTGGACGAACCTTCCCTCAGAACGCAATCGGGCCAGAAGCTCCAGCAGCTCAGCCCCTGTCAAAAATGTCGATGTGGTCCTTACTCCAATCGGGAGGAGGTCAACAACGTTCGTCAATTGCTCATCACGCGGAAAAAGCGCGTCGGAACATCAGCCGGCGCCTGGCCAAACGGATAACGCACTTTGAGGAGTCCATCCGCGCGAAACCCGTCAGGGTCGAATCGCAACACGATGCGCCAGATGGATTCCCAAAGCGCGGCTTTTACCTGCACTTCGTAAGTCCGATTTGATAGTGAGAAAAATTCCAGCCGCACAGCATCGCTCTCGCTGAAAATATCACAAAGGACTCCATTGGTGAGCGATGGGTCGGCATCACATTGCCCGGGAGAAAAATGCCAGTCGATCACCGCCCGAGGCGGTTGATTTGTGACAATGAGCGGAACGCTAACCATCCGGGTGGCGCTTCCGGCCGCCGCATCCTTGGGTGATTTCAGGACCGGCTTTGCCCCTGGCGGCATCGGAGGCAGTTGCGCGTAGCCGGCGAGCGCGGCCGCCGCGAACAGCAATATCCCAATCTGCCATGTGCTATTTGCCATTTGCTATTGTTTCGGTCGCGCTCAGGTCCTGATGAATTGCCGCCTGGCTGCATGGCCGAAGGAACGTCCCGCATTTGCGGCACTTGAACCGCGCGGTTTTGATTTCCAGCCAGCCGCCCGGGATCGGCTGGAATTCGTCGGCGACCAGCGTCTGGCTCTTTATCTCTTCACCGCACCCGGTGCAGCGCGCGCTGTATTGCCTCGGGCTCGCGCAACCGGCTGCCGCCAGGACCGCGAGAGCCACAAACAAACAAACAAAGCTTTTCATAAAATTCCCATTACCTGCTCGATGTCCGCCACCACTTGATCGATCAAACCTTTCTCGGCGGCCGCCAATCCTTTAAACCATTGGCCTTGCATATCTTCATCGGCCACTTCGCCGCGGCCCTTGCGCACCTGGTCATAGAACATCTCCGCAATCTCCTGGATTCGGCCCTGGAGGAAGGCCGCCTGGTTTTCGCTCAAGGCTGTCCCTCTCGTGCCCATGCCTTTGTAGGCGCCGCTCGAAAAGACCTGCACTTTGATCCCCATTTGCTTGGCCATTTCCGAGAAGTCATAGAACGCTGAGTACACTCCGATGCATCCAATATCGGCTGAGCGCGTGGCAAAAATCCCGTCGCAAGCGCTGGCCAGCCAATAAGCCGCGCTGCAGACCTGGCCGCCGCTATAGGCGTAGATCGGTTTATCGGTCGCCGCGATGCGATCGGCCAGTTCCGGAGTGCCGGCCACCATCCCGCCCGGGCTGTCGATATCGAGCAGAATTGCGCGCACGCTTTCATCGTCATCGGCATCGTCCAGGTCGTCCTCGACGTCGGCCACGTCGGTCGCGCCGTCTCCCTTGTCATACTCATTGAGCCCCTTCCCGATCGGACCCATGATCGGAATCCTGGCTATGCCATCGATGACTTCCATTTGCGGCAAATCCACCGGCCGCCCGGTCGAATAATCTTTTCCTTCCTCCTCGGCGCCGCGTCGTTCTCCCTCTCCTTGGGGAGAGGGCCGGGGTGAGGGGGAATTGCTGTTTGGTTGTCCCCATGCGTCAGTCGGCGCAAACTTTCCTGACGGCGCTGGCAAGCCTTTGGCGTGCTCGAACGCCTGGGAGATTCGGTTGTAGCCCGCCGGCGTGATCAGCAGCAGCTCCTCCGAAAGAAATTTGGGATACTTCATAAAACTTGCTTCAGGCGGCCGCTGGGCTGGCGGCCTCTTTGTCCGGCGCCGGGTTCGGCGCTCGCTGTTCGAGCAGCTCCATGGCTTTGTCAAAACTCACCTTGCCGTCCGTTTTCTTCTCGATGTCCGCCGCCTCGACCGCGTTGGAAATGATTTCGTCCACTCGTTGCCGCTGGATTTGTTTCCAGTGCAATCCGCGTTTCTGCGCCAGGATTGCTTTCGAGGTTGTGCCCATCTTCAAATTTTCACGGTCGGCCTGTTCGTCATTGCCGGCATCGACTGAAACCTGCTTGGGCATTCCAAATTCCCAGCGGTAAGCGTCGTTGCCATCGTCGTTCCTCGAGAGGAAGCCGTGCTTCATGCCTTTGGCGATCGCATAAGCCACCGCGCGCCGCGCCCGCAGCTCGCCCGTCGCCTGGCGCGACCAGATCGATTGATTGGCCAGATCGCACAACAGCCTCGAGGGCGCGCGGCCCGTCGCGTTCAGATCGAGCAATTCGTAAAACCAGCCCACCGATGCCAGCGAGCCGCGCGTAATCCGCTCGATGAAGGCCTCCGCATTAGGATGCGGATTGGAAAACTTGAACTCTTCCACGTCCTCACCGGCACTCGAGTTGAAGTAATAGGCTTCTCCCCCTTCGATTTCTTCATAATAAATTTTGGGCGTGTTGCCGCCGGAGACCAGTTCCTGTCCGGCGCTTAGGTTCTGCGGATCTTCCTCCGAGGTGATGACTTCATTGCCCAGGCCGGCTTCGCCCTCCTCGGTCTTGAACTTAAGTCCCACGGCCGAGGCCCGCTTCATCCCTCTTTGCAGGAATTCATCGATGTCCTGGAGGGACATCCAGCGCAGCAGGCTTACCGCCACTCGCGGGATTCCCCGGCCCTGGTCAGACCAGACCGGTTCGTAAGCCAGGTCGGAAGAAAAGCTGGATACGTCCGAAACATTGCCATCCTCATCCACCAGGCGAACGGCAATCATCCGGCCATTGCGGTTGCTGATCACCCCATCGAAAATCTTCGCCCCATCATAAGGCCCGCCCTCGACCGTTCCCTGCGCTTTGCCGTCCTTTGGCTCCTGCATGGCGCCCGAGTAGCGGCCGCCGCCCCCTATCCTCATGCAATTGAAAAAGGCGAGCTGCGGGAAATGGCTCTCTGACTCGGTCAGCACCATCAAATCGTCCCCATCGGTGTCCCAGGCCATGCCGCTCAAGGACAAAGATTTTTTGAAGTGGTAGAGCGGACCGCGCACATTGCAGAACGGGTAAAACTGCTGCGTCAGGAATTCCTCGGCTTCCTGGCCCCACTTGGCATTGGCTCCGCAATAATGAGGGTCCCAGGCATCGCCAAAGGCCCACTGGTTTTTCGCGGTAATGGCCGTGTCCAGAACGTCGATCTGCGCCCGCAATTGACGGCTGTAATTCACCATTTCCCAGCGGTCATAAGCGCTGACGTTGGATTTGGTGTCTCCCGAAATCCAGTACCTCGGCTTGTACTGCCGCAGGTTCCAGCGCGGTGACGGATAGAGGAAATAAGAAACCGGCTGGCCGTCGCGCCCGAGGATCGCGCTCTTACGGATGGCTTTGGGCATCCGTCTTGGCAGGTTCAGACTCGAAATCATTTGTTGCTTATCAACGGTTAACGGCAAATCCGCCGCGCTCGGCGGATTTGGAAAACCATCACCAAGCGGGACATGGTCAACCAGCCGGCCCCGATTTTAGGGAAGATGAAGGAGAGCATTAGCCTCTATTCCCCCGGGTAATGTTTATGCTGTGCATAAGGCAATATTTCGTCCCTCGCCGCACTCGGACGCGGCACCCGCTGAACTGGCACCGGTCGAGAGGAGGGTCGGCGTCCTGCATGTATTTGTTCAGCGCGTTTTCCGCCCGCATACGCTCGCTGTCAGCATTGAAGGCTTCCTGCCTTGCATGCGCCAGTTCTTGCTGGGCCCGCATGGCGCGGAGCCGCGCCTGGTTCCGGTCCTCAATCAGCAGCAGCAGGCACTGCAAAGACCGTCTTGGCATCTCCATCTCTGTGGGGGATTCAAACCGGCCCCCGGCAGCGGCATGCTCCAATCCTGGATGATTCGCGGAAGACTGAAGGTCGCCTAGCGGATTGCTGCCAGGGGAAATCATGAAAAGGTGTAGCGCGTCCGGGTCCGCCGTATGCGCGAGGCGTAGGGATTGTCATACTCATCCGGGGCACGCACGTGCAGCGAGAACATTACCCGGCGGATCTCGACCTCGATGCGCGCGTTCCCGGCATCTTTCAGATCACGCACAGTCCGCACGCCGGCGGCCGACACTTCAGTGATCGTCCCATTAATCTGCCGCTTCTGCAGCGCATTGAGCAGCACCAGCAGTTCATCCTCTGACTTGTTCGGATAATAATCGACCATTCAATAAACTCCACCTGGTCAACTTTCGGGCGTCTCATCCGGCGCGCCGATGATCCCGACAATCGCCTGGAACACGATCACCATTGCGGCCTTGTCCCATTCGTGGTTTGGCCGGCTTTCCTTGATCAGCACCCAAATAGCGCGCTTGCCGCGCGGGGTCCATTGCTCGACGCGCTTCTCACTGCGCATCTGCTGGAAGTGCGAATTCACATCACTGGCCGGCAGCGTGTCGGGCAGGAACAGAAATTTTGGAGCTTGTGGATCTCCGTCTCGCCGATCGCGCAGCAGATCTTTGCAGTGCAGGTTTGACCACTCGTACCATGGCGCGCGAGGGTTACGATCCCTCGTCCCGATGTTCACATTGTAAAATTTGCGCTCCGAGAAGATCTTGAACTCCTTAAGCCCGTTTTTGGCATTCTTATGGCAAAACAATTCCGTGCCCGATCCCTTCAACCCCGTCCAACAAAGCCAGACCGATCGGGTTTTGCCGCCGAGCTTGATTTGCCCCACGTGCCCATGTCGCACGCATTCGCGCAGCACCTTGGTCATCTGGTACCCGCAATCCACGAACACGTGCTGGTCCTTGACCTTCCATTTCCGCTGCACGCCGGCCATAGTGATCTCGCCATCGTTCTGGCCTGGATGCCTTTCTCCCTCTCCCTGGGGAGAGGGCCGGGGTGAGGGGGAATTGCTGTTGGGTTGTCCCCACGCCGTCGCCGTCACCCGCTCGAGCTCGCGGCTCTCTCCGGCCAAACTCACCGCATAAACGCTGACGAAGAATTTCTTCAGGTCCCGCTGGCAATCCACGATCAGCGTCCGGTACGCTTCCTCGCTCCAGTCGCTATGCACGTCATAGGCCTCCTGGACGATCGCCCGGCTTTCGCCCTCGATCATCTCTGACCAGGTCACGCCCCGATCCTTCTGATAATATTCCTTGAGCGGCAGCCGGTAGCCCAATTCCTCCGAGGCAATTTTCGCGCGCAGATATTTCACGACCAGGTCGAAGAACGGAACCCTCATCGATGCCTCGCCCGGCCATTGATAGCCCACTGCCTTCGGAAACGGGATCGGCGCCGGAGGATCTCCGGTTTCTTTCCAGACCTGGCTGGCCGCGGCCTTCGCGCTCTCGTCTGTTCCTTCAGGAAAATAATAAAAGGAATCGTTCAGCCGTCGGCGGACTTCCGGACGATCCTCGATGCGATAATCGCAGTAGTAACAGCGGTGATGTGCCGATTTGCCCACCTCTTCGAATTTCCATTTCCCCTTTGGCCTGGTTGTTTCGTTCGTGTCCCACGACAAGCCGGCATACTTTCCCAGCTTTGAACCCGGCTCGCGTTCCCTGGATAATTCAAAGGGCTGGTACTGGAAACAGTTTGGGCAGGCATAATGCAGCACTCGCTGATCGGTCTGCTTATGTTCCACGTCCGGATCATCGTCCTCGACCCCTCCCTGCCCGATCAAAAGGATTTTGTGCGTCTCTGGATATTGCTTGGTCCGCTCTTTAGCCTGGCGAATCAGGCCGTCAAACGGGTGCAGCCATTTTTCATCCACGATCACGTACCGCCACGAGAGTGATTGCACGTTGCCGGCGTTGAGGCCCGCGATGACCAGCTTCATATGCCGGAACTTTAATTCCGTCTTGGTCTTGTCGTGCCGGTTGACCCCCTCGAGCATCGCCGCAATTTCCGGCACCGACCAAATCAGCGGGATTACCCGGTCAGCATACAGCCTGGCTTTGGCATCATCTTCGAGCAACCAAAGGCAATCGCCCGGGTCGTGTTCGATCCAATATGGGACGGTGACATCAGCCAGCAGTGACTTGGTCGTCTGCACGGCGCCGGTGATCGAGACCAGGCGCACGCCCGGATCGCGAATCGCCTTCAAAGGCTCGATCAAGTGTTTCAACGTCTCGATGCGGACCGGCCCCTTGACCGCGTACCCTCCCTGCAAATTCAGCTTGGACGCGTACTCGTAAATCTCGCCGCGGAACGGCGCCCTCCAGGCCGGACGTATGCTCTCGCGCAGATACTCGAGGGTGTCGCGCGGGCCCCTCACGCCGGCGTGCTCAGCCATGCGCCGACTCCTTCCTCAAATACCTGGCAGACCTGGTCCACCGCCTCTTTCATTCGCTGCAGTATCTCGGGGGTTGTATGGCCGGCCAGGTTCGGTCCAATCTCGTGTTCCAGCAGCCGCTGCAAGACCGCCCGCTGGTGAGCACTCAAATTTCTCAGCGCCGGACCAATCTCTTCCTTTTTGATATACATCTCGCGGAGCGCCGCCAGTTCTTCCTGGGCCAGCTCCCGTTTCGTTTTGGTCAATTCGTATTGTTCCCTGGCCAGCTTGCTGTCCTTTTTGCCAAGCTGCTCGCGGTAATAGCGGAACATCCCTTCGAACGTCTTCTCGCGATCGTAATTCCCTCGAGACGGCGCCGGAAAATATCCCTGGTCCGCAAGCTGACGGTGCCTGCGGTCCGTAAGCCCCGTCATCTCCCTCAGTTCCGCCCCCGTGATGCTTTTAATCTTCACACCAATGCGGCGAAATCACCGCAACGGGAGAAATTTTGCTGGGGCTTGTCCATTTTCTTCCCCTCGAACGAGGCTTGCCAAAAAATCGTGAAACTGAAATGCCTTTTCCGCGCCCCTCTCACATCCATCCCTGGCAAGATTGGTAACCAGCTTTGGTGGGCCGCCGGCGTAAAAGATTCCTTATGGGGGGGCCTATATGACACACCCTAATACGAATACACGCCGGTAATGCAACGGTATAGGGCCCCTATGGCCGTGTTGGATCCTCAAAATCTCTCAGGCCAGAAAACGCGCGCCAGCGGTTCAAGGACCTGCTTAGCCTTGTCCAAGCCTTCCTGTGGCCATTCCTTGATTGGATTCTTCTCCACATAACACCATAGCCTGCTGATGCGCAGAATAGTCTCCTGATAAGCTGGCCAGCGCTTTGGAGACTCGGACGATCCTCCCTCCAGATTGCAAAGAGCCAAGGCCATTCGCAGGCTATCGGCCTCCTCTAATTGAATGGTTGGCGCTTTACTCGCCAGGCACATGTACCTCTGCGCGCGGCGTTCTGAAACCAGGGGGCAATTAACGCGCAGCCAGTGCAACCAGGTCCCGTGCGGGCACCTCGACTTGCTATCGATCAAATCGCTTCCCTGCAGCAACACTTCGCAGAGGGTCTCATTGATGCCTTTCACTGTGCGGCTGCGCAGTTCCTCTATCGTCTCTTCGCGGCTGTTTATGGCGCGCGCCAACGTCGCCAGCTCGCTAGGGTGGGGCGCTCTATAAGAGGTAATCATCGTTCGGAAGCTTTTTTCCCTTTATCGAATGACCTCATGTGGCGCGTCGGAATCCGGAAATCTAGTTTGAATTGATCCACCCAGCGGCCCAGACTCTGTTTCTTCATCCCAAAACCCCCGGCCATTTCGGTCAGAGTTTTGGGCCTGTTTTCCTCCAGGAAGATCCAGCAGACAATGATCGCTCGGATTTTTATTCCATCCGTGTTTTTATTCCCGTTCTGCCAAACCCATTGTAGCAACTGCCTAAACACCGCAATCGCTCGATCAACATCTTCCTGCGAAAACTGCGCCAAGTCCTCCGCTTCAATTCCCATCTCGCTCTCTACCCGATCGTAATCGAACTCAGTCGCCGGCACGCGGCGCCCGTGCTCTTCATAACCGTAGGCCCTGGGATCATCTCCAATCATGCGGCTTTGTTCTCGAAATTTGCCGGCCCTGGACGAACGGTCCAATCGAAGCGCTCATCTCTGGTTGCCTCAAGGCCGATGGTCTTAAGCCTGGTCGGTCCGAGCCGCGGAATTTCTCCGGATGTATCCGTCAATAGCCTTCGCTTATCCAGCGTTGGCTGGCGCCTCACGTACTCGTGCCACTGGCTGTCTGCCGGGAAGCTCAAAATCTTTTCGAGAGTCAAATCCTCCGTCCAGCCCTCCAAATAAATCAATCTGCGCTGCCCCCAACGAAAGAAGATATCTCCATCAGGCAGCTTTAAGGTTTTGTCTTCGCCGAATTCAGCTTTGCGGTTATCTCGCGCCCAATGTTCCAGGAGGGCCTTTTTGTCCGCGATATCTTTGGTGAGCTGCTCGATCAGCGGCTGATGCCTCGCTTGCACCTGCAGGATTTCCTGGTCTCTCAGAGATATCGCGCACTCCAGCAGTCCCAACATGTGAGCTACCTCCTTCAGGGTAGTTGCGGCTTCGGGACGGCTTTTTAATTCTACGCGGGAGACTTTGGAGGAAGTCTGCATTTTCAGCCTTGAATCTTCCTCTTTTGAGAAGCTGCTGGGCAGTCCTCCTTTTTACGGACTCAGCATCAGAGTAAATAATGGTGCAATTCCTCTCTCCTTATGCAAAGTTTTGGCTTATCCGTGCGTAGCAGACCGGAACTGTTAAGTCCACGCGAGTGGGAAGTCCTCTGCCTGCTCGAGTCCGGAATGGCCTACAAAGAAGTTGCGCAGCAGCTCAAGCTCAGCGTCCAAACCGTGCGCGAACACACCCGCAGGATCAGGCTCAAAACCAAAACCCTCTCGATCATCGGCGCTATTTTTAGAATCCGCTCGGCATACTGCCATTGCGGCCGCCCGCTTAAATAAGCCCTGGCTCGTGCGGGAGCATTCTTCCCCCGCGAAGTCAATTTGAACGATCAACTAATAGAGCAAGCGATCGTCCACTGGACGCTGGGTGATTCCGGTGATGATGCTGAAAGTGCGACTTGTTGAGCCTGGCTCAACTAACGTCGGATTCCCTAATGAGTTGTTCATGAGATATTTGGAGAACCTTAATGCAAGCAAAACTGGTCTCGCTTTGCCAAAGTCGGTTGATGACCTTCGTGATGGAGGCCAGTTCCCGGGCATACGAGCTTATCGAACCAGCATCGTGTCATTATTTACATGCTCACTACCTTCACATATAGGGTGTGCCTCTTGGGGCATACCAGGTGTGCCTCTTGGGGCACACCCGGACGCCTCTTGGGCATACCAGGTGTGCCCGAAGGGGCATACCCGGATTGCCAGGGTCGTTAACATGGGTTATCTCGGTATGACGGAAGTACCCCCCCTGTTTACAAGTCTCGAGGAGCAATAGTCACAAAAGACTGCTTGATGTCGCGCCAAATCTGTTTGCGCATTTGTCCAGGCGTGCGCGGCAAATAATCCGCCCGTTGCCGCAGTGCTTCTTTGGCCATATAGCTACGAAACCTTCCGTGCCGCTCAAAGTGTCGGGAATATCTCGCTATGAATTTCGGACGCGCTGCCTTGCAGTAGTCGGCTGCATTTTTTTTTGTAAAAAGAGGCAAATGGACGTGCGAGCCGGTCTTGATAAGGTCGAAGAGCAATCGCATCGCAATCTCGGTCGGCAGGACGCCCCAACTGTGACGCATTGGATTACTGAACAAGCGCCGCTTTCCAAAGTTCGGCCGAACACGAGTAGGCCGCCTAATTCTCCGTAAGTAAACCCAGTGCAGCAGTCCATGGTAAAAGAGCAGCATATTGCGTGCGCTCTGCTGGCGAAATGTTACCTTTTCGTCCAGGGCTCTGCGCTGGAGCAGCGCCAAGCCCAGGTCGCATGCCGTGCTATCATCCGGCAAAAAGACCATCCTCGCCACAGTCACAGCCTGAGCCTCCGAGAAATTGAACAGATGATTTGCGCAGCGCATGAGTTTCCCCCGCCGCTTATTGAATCGCTGATTGGAGTACGATCGGCTCAAAAGCCACGCGTTCAGCCATGCGCTTGCGATGCTCATTGGCGAGGTGACCGTACACCTTCCCTATTAAAATTCCGCCGTCCCGATGACCTACCCAGGAGGCGATGGTCATAAAGTCAACGCCCCCCATGACGCACATGCTAATGAAGTGATGCCGGCAATCGTGGAATTGAAAATCGACCATGCCCGATTTGCGGCGGACCAGGTCAAGCGATTCGCGAAAGGTTTTTACCGGCCGCGTCACGACGGCCGCGTTGCGGGGAAGGAAAGAGCCAGGGCGAGTCCGGGGCCCGCCGGCGTCGCATATCCAGCAAGTGAAGCTTGAGTCTCGAATTGAAATCGACCACGCGCGGGGTTCGGTTTTTGGTGTCGCCGGCCGCGCCGATGGTGAGCTGGCCCCGCCTGGAAATCTACGTCGTGCCACCGCCCTCTTCCAGAATCTCGCGTCGAATGGTCTGGACGAAACTCTCGCCCCGCCACCCGGCAATACCAGTTCGCGGGCGGGATCTTTAGCGCGTCTGCCAAGGAGCAGGTCTTTACCGTCCTTGGACATTATCAACCCGGCACAACCGAGTCGGGGCACTCTAGTCTCTTCCGTAATCTGAGTCTGTTCGTTCATGCTGCTTCTTTTGGTTCTTTACGCCGGGTCTTCATTTCCTCCGCTGCTCCTTCATTTTATCAAACAGCTTGCCCAGGCATCCATTGATGAACTGGCCTGGAGTGCCACGCAGCTCGCCGGTCTTTTGCAGGTGCTGGCATTCAGAGATCAGCACTTCCAACTCTCGCGGAAACAAGTCCAGTCCTTCCTGGAAGCGATGCGCGCTACGGCCCGTGCGCTCTTGCCATCCGATCATCGTGAACAATCGGTGCTCGACGTCGTCTCGGTATTCGCGGTTCCGCGGAGGAACTTCGCTCTGGACGAACTTTTCCCGATCGATCGGATCGATCCGATCGTTAGGCTGATCGTTTCGTTGTACCGATCCGATCCCCTTAAGATCGATCCGATCGGTACCGACGCGCGCGCGCGTATATATTGCACCAGCGGAAACTTCGCTGGGAGCTAACTCAGGATCTTCGCTCTGGGCTAACTTTTCTCGCTGAAAACTTAGCTCTGGACTAACTTGCGGTCGCTCTGCACCTTCGCCGCACTCCGGAACTTGGCACTTTTCTTGCGGGCGCTCCGCAGCTTCGCCCCGGAGATTCCGTGCGTCCACGGAATCTCCCTTGTTCGCACCGGGTCGCTCCCGGCTGCCCTTCTCAGTCTCGCCTATAAGCGCTCCTGCGCTTTCGGCGAAAGTTTCTCGCAAAGCCTCCGCTAGCAAAGGAGGAGGCGCTATCAGCCATGGTGTCTCGCCGACACATTGGCCCAGCCAGCGCTCCAGGGAGGCCATCAGCTCGCCGCTGATGTCATAAGCGCGCTCGGGAACGGACCAGCCCGCGGGAGGGTTGAGCGCGAGCCAAAAGCCCTTCTCCGCGCGCCGCCGCGAGAGCACGCGCTGTGCCAGGAGCCGTCTGATCCCTTTACTGGCGCTCGATTCAGGGATCCTGGCCATCAATGCCAACGCTCGCTGCGTTGGAAACCATGCTTCATACCTCGCGCCGGCATCGAACTCGTAACTCAACTCGATGACTACGGCGACCAGCCGGCCATAAGGTTCCTCAAAATGATGCCGGCGAATTGCTCTCCGGTAAGCTAGCGCCGTAATCGACATTGCATCCATCATGCCGCCTCCTTTCGAAACAGCGCCATGGCCTGGTCGTAGGCTTCCTGGAGTTGAAGCCATTTTTCACGCGAGCCGCCCGCATCTGGATGCGCAGATTTTGGGTAATGGGCTACTTTGAAAAATACCGTGAACCATAGCGAACGTTGGGTTAAATTTTGGGCATGCAATACACATGCCCGCACTGTGGACAAGAAAGCGAAATCAATGTTGGTGCCCTGCTTGGGAGCACAACCAGTAAGCGCAAGGCTCGCGCAGCCAGACGCAACGCCAAGCTCGGCGGCTGGCCCAAGGGCCGCAAGCGCGGCAAGCGCAAGCCGACAGATCCGAACGTCATTGCGCACAGAGTCGTTACCGAGGCGATTAGGCGCACAAGCCCGCCGTCCTAGGTCTGCGGTTTTAACGCCAGCGGGCCTGTGCCAATTACGCGGCAAGCAATCTCCTTTCGTCAATTTCGAGCAAGGCGATAAGCTCGGACAGTTCCCAAACATGGTCAGTCAGGCCAGCGGCCATCGCGGGCGTGACGCGCAAGGTCTGGTGGATGCGTGCAAAGTTATAGTGGACGAAGTGAATCGCCAGCGCGAGCCGGTGATTCTCAATGGACTTGCTGAACCCATTTGTCAGTCGGGTAAACCGCCGCATGGACATGCGCAAGGTGAGGTTGTTGCGCTCGGCATGGCTCGTGCAAATGGTGTCCAAGTTTGGCAGGCCAAGAACAGCTTCCTTCTTTATCCCGGTCAAAGCGTTCGGGCTGTATTTGCCTTCCCCTTGCGCGTCTCCGTAAATCTTGATGAGCATCCCGTAATCAATCGTGCGGGCCAGGAACGCGGCCTTGACCGCGACAAGGTAGGCGTGATGTCCATCCGTGGACAGTTGGACTCGCTCCGCAAGC